GTGACACCCACTGGACGGAACCGTTGAGCATCTGCTGCGATACGGGCAGCTTCGAGTGTAGAGTCAGCGGTTGTACGTGCTGCCTTCTCAGCAGCATTACCGCTGAAAAGACCACCCAAGAGGCTTGCCCCTGCTCCAATAATAGCTGGTAACATATTCTAAAGTTCCTTAGTTATTTGTAATGTTAGAGGATTAAGCTGTACGCTTCCACATCGCTACTGTGATGTATGGAGGCAGGTTAGCGTTAGTGCCGCTAGAGCCTGTGGACGCTGTGGTTCCTGAGAAGGTGTGTGCGTGATCGCCTGCTGTGCTGGTAGACTCTGATCCGAATGCGACAGCAGCTTCATGCACATAAGCACCTGCACTTGTATTAGAACCTGTAGGAACTGTGTGACTGTGTGCGCCTGTGGTGCTTGTCGAGCCACTATATGTGTGGGTATGCGCCACAGCAATAGCATCCTTACTACCACCAGTCTCTTCCAAGGTATCAAACAGTGAATCGCTGCTATTCAAGCCTACCATGACTCGACCTGCACCGAAGGCTGTCCAAGTACCAAAGCCTAACAATGTGTTAGGGTTTGTAGACACGCCAGCGTTAATGTAGATAGAACCTACCGGATACATTGCCTGCAAAGCCACTGTTACAAAGGCTGTAGTCGCTACCTGAGTAGTGTTAGTGCCTGACGAAGCAGTAGGTGCAGTAGGAGTACCGATCAAGGCAGGACTGTTCAAGTCTGCCTTGGTTGCCACAGCAGTAGCAATGTTGTTAAACTCGGTATCAATCTCAGTACCTTTGACAATCTTTAAAGCGTTGCCCGAAGACAAGGAATCTTTACTGGCAAAGTTAGTTGATTTGGTGTAATCGCTCATATTAAATAATCTTCCCGTTCTTTGCCAAGATTTCGATCTTCTGGATACTCAAAGGAGAACCATCAATATCTGCTTCATAGCCTGTTTGAATAACCTTACCTGCACCTGTTGGATAAGCAGTAAGAGTCTGTAACGAAATACCATCAGAGTACTCTACTCCAGCAGTATTATACTCCGAAATTCCAAACTCCGCAACCCCCTGAGAGGGAATTTTAGTGTTTTGTGAATAATAATTCTCTTTGAAGTCGTAGCCCCACTTGATTGTAACAAATTGGTTATCACCACCAATGACCACAATGGAGAGTTTCTTCAAGACAGAAGTAACGGAAGCTTGACCAAGATCGGTATGGTTGGTAAAGTAGATCATACGATACTTAGTACCATTGTCTTGGTGACCTGTGTATTTACCTACGTAGCCTTCCTTGCCGATAAGCAAGCTTTTGTCTCGCATGTAGCAGAAGCTCTTAGGCTCAATACTGTCCCAAGTGGTAACCCTGCTTGAGCCATCCTGTAACGTAACCTTCAAGTCAAAGCAGTATACAATCTTCAACGAAGGGAAAGTCAGTAAGTAGAAGGACTCAAAGGGACTGTACACAGACTTGATAGTAGCTGCTACTTCGCCTGCAACTGCTGACATCAGGTCATTACGGACGTTCTTAGACAAGTCACGGAATGGAGCAGACTTCTCTTGGATGGTACGAAGTACGCTACGCACACCTGTATCCGACAAGAAGATGATGTCTGAGCCTGTGTTCTGGATGGTGTCACGAGCAATACAGCCAATGCCTGTTACAGAATCAGAGATTTTAAATACACCTGCTGACAATACATCCTGAGCACCTGCGTACACCAAGATATTGTTCCTTCCGAAGATGAACAAGAAGCCATTATGTGAAGCAAGACCTGTAATGTTATCTGCACCGTTAGGCCACACAGAAGACACATCAATAGAGCCTGTGGAACCTCCTGACCACTTATGACCTGAGAGAATATCTGACCAATAGAGCACAGCTTTCTCAGTAGAAGTGTCCGCTACCCATAAACGTCCGTAAGCAGCTAATACAATGTTACCAGCAGGAACTGTGCCTGTATATCCTGTCTTCTCAGAGACTCGGCGATAAGTAGTAGTACTCACAGCAGGGTCGAACACCAGAGGATCATGTCCCGATTGGAACAAGTACAATACTTCGTTCAGAGTAGCGATCTGCCAGTTGCTGTCGGTGATTGTAGGAGCTGTGCCTCCACCGCCGTAAGTCAACTGAGTAAGTGTGCTACCTGACAGTTTAAAGATTTTGTTGTTACCTGCAACGATGGTGTATTCAGCTCCACTGTCTGTAACCAACTGACCAATAGCTTTGATAGTGGCAGAACCAAGATCAGTATTGGTTGAGTGTTGTGCTGTCCATCCTTTACGAGCACCGATACGTCCATACTGGTCGATAACACAGTTGATAGCGTTTAAGGCAAAGCCAGAGGCTAAGTCTAAGGAGCTATCCTGTGTGTTTAACCCGTAGAAGCCCGGAGCCGTGATGGAGAAAGTCTGCATTTGTTGGCTCATAACTTACACAGCCTCCCAAGCATCTTCCTCTACATAGCGAGAACTCTCAATAGCGATAGCGTCTGCCAAGGAAGCTTTATACAAGCCATAAGCTTCTGAACTCTGTAAACCACCATCTTCACCACGCTCAACCAAGGCACGAGCAAAAGCACCTAAGACTACAGGCTCTTTAGGAGTGAGCAGTACATCAGTGTTGTTGACCAGTTCAGCTTGAGGGATGTACAAGTTAAAGTACAGTGTTAAGCTAGATTCAGGGACAGGGTAGAAGTCTACCTTTGTATCGCCAGTGCTGTGAACACCGTTGAAGTTGTAGTACATAGGCTTGGCTGCACGAGTGTCAGTAAGCAATGCCTGAGACATCTTCTGGGTAGTCCATGCCTGCAAGGTGTACTTGTTTGTAGCATCCTGAGCATCAATGACTTTAAAGCGAGTACCTGAACCTGTGAGCACATAGCCGTAGGTATCAGCTTGTGTCTCAATGATCAAGGTATCCGTTAAAGCATTCCACGAGTAAGCATCCTCTACCTGTCGCTTGGCATCATTAACCAACTTACCAACGAGCTTAGAGAGGATGTTCTCCTGTACAGTAGTTACTTCTGGTTCGCGCATACGAATCAGAATATCATTAACGAGTTCTAGGTAAGTGGGCAATGCCATGATTAGATTCCTTCTTTCTTAAATAATTCAAAGGTACAGATAACTCCAAAAGTAGAGCCTGTTTCTGATGTCATATGGACTTGATCACCTTCTTCCATCACAACACCTGATCCGTTACCAGAAAATTGAAAGTATGTTTTGGAAACAAAGTTATATTGATCAAGTACATTTACATGGATATTTTCACTGACATCATACCAATCTACTGTAAGATACTTATTTGTTCCTGTGGAGTTGTGGGCGTACATAAGATTCCATAAAGCACAATAACCTTGCGGAACTGTATATACTATAGTCTCAGTATTTGCTACTAAGTTTTTACCTACCGATACAGGGCGTGTCATTGAGTTAATTCCTCGTCAGCAGGCAGTGGCGTGTTACCAGCTTCAAGCCATTTCAGGTACTCGGCGTAGTCTGTGTTGGCAGGGTCGAAGGGGATGAAGGCGTTGTCAGCAATACGCACAAGTACCTGACATTCGTTTCCCACAATAGTGAATTTGTTAATTTTGTACATTTAAAGCTCCGCACTTGCACTAACAACACCCAACTGGTCAAGCCAACCGAAACCAGCAGCTAAAGCGTTGTTAGCGCAAGTAATGGTAATAGCCCCGGCAACATTAAGGCCCGAACTTGCGACTCCTGCTGAGATAGCCGAAATGGTTGCTGTAAATCCCGCCCCAGTGTTAAGAACTGCACGGGCAGTAGCATTTGTAGATGCCAGTGTTGGTGAAGTCCTCATCGGGGAATTCAGCGGTATATTGGAAATCATTGCATCGGTCAAACTGTATTTGGTCGCTACAAGTGCTGTTGCCCCTGGGGAACCCAAAGCAGCAGAGTAGTCCCACTTCTGATAATACCGCTGGCACAAAGCCAACTCAGTCCCATAAGCCCTGCGCTCAAACGGGGAAGCAACGCTGCCAGCTTCAAGCTGTACGCCTGTGATGTAGAAGGTGGCTCCGGATGTGCCGATAACAGAGGTTGCACCTGTGGCTGAGTAAAAATCACCTGCTGCCCATGCACCAGCAGTTCCGTTATATGTAGCACCCGCACCCAAGCCAAATACCAAAACAATTCCAGCACTGTTTGTTGTAAGCCATGTTCCAGATGTGTCACCGGGAATGGTGATTGTTTCCAACTCCCAAGTGTTTGCTGCGCTGATTGTGTAGCTAAACGGGTACGATCTGTTTCCAGCCGAGTTTCTGATTGCGCCGCCAAACGTCCCTGTTAAGCTAGAGCGAACCCAAAAAGACAGTGTGATTGTTTGTGCGCCAGCAGCGCCCCAGCCTAAATCAGCAGTGTTAAATCCTTCAATAGGTTGATAAAAACCAAAAACATCACCTGTTAAAACCGAATAAGCAGATGCCGATGTTGCCCCCATGTAATTTATAAACCCAGATGGAGGCGTTACAGAGCCAGCATTTTGCTGCACCGCAAACTTAGACGCTTGAGTTGAAAGCATCCTCCAACGATCAACAGACCATGTTGCAGTGACGTTTGTGTTTGGCACAGTCACACTTGCACCAGCATTACGCTGGTCAATCCTCATGTCACCGTTGATGATGCGGTTACGGAACCCCATTGAGTTCGTAGGTGCTGCCACGCCGTACAGGACAGCATTGCTGCCACCTGATGCGTCTTTAAAAGAATTTGCGTTTACGGTGCTCATGCCAGTTGTTCCTCAGTTGGTCGTGCCAGTGTGGGGTGATCCCACGCAGCAATGTAGTCGCCTTTGCCGTCAGAGTCGTTCTGCAAGCGGATAACGGTCATGAAGTCCATGTCTGTGAGTTCAGGGTACAGGGCTTTTATTTTTTCGTAAGGTCATGTTGCGCTCCGAATTAATGCGCCTGTAAACCATTTTAATTCAGCAGCAGAACCCGCAGACGCAGTAACTGTAGATAAAGCATAAATTTCAAAATAATCCGTAGAGCCGTTTGCGTAAGCGGTCGCAGACCCTGACAATGTAGTGTCCGTACCAGAAGCGTTTCGACCAAATTCAAACAATGGGCTGCCATTTTTATAAAGTTGCAATAATTTTACACCTGTGGTATTTATGTAACATCCGGAAGATAGAACATAATAACCTGCAACTGTTGGAGTAAACCTGTAGTTTGTCGTGTTATCAAAGCAATTATTGGTGTCAAAAAGCTCCGTACCAAATACAAGTTTGGTGTTAACGCCAGCAGGAATAGATTGCGATGATGCTTGATTGGCAGCAAACGCAGGGCCATTCACAGGCACACCCGCTGTTGCAGTGGTCAGG